GTGGAAGTTCCCTGTTGCTGCTCTCACAGAGTATGCCGGACAGAAACGCCACGACGACGCGGTTTTCACGGAGAAATTCAAGGCAGACTACGCAAAAGAGTATGCAACCCAGCATGAGAAAGATGTTGAAGAGCGTATTCGCGTAGCAACCGAGAAAGCTGTGGAAGAATACAAGAAGGAGCACCCCGAAACAGGCGGCGATGGAAACAAGGGTGGCAGCGACGAAGGCAAAGACATTGACGAGAAGGTCAACAATGCCGTCGCAAAGGCAATAGCGGCGTTGACTGGAAAAGACAGTGAACTTGCTAAGTCGCTTGGAACCATCACCGAGTTTGTCACCAGACAGACAGAACGGGAGAAAACCGAAACAAAGAACCGAGTGAAAGCCTCTCTCAAACAGCACCTACTCAATCTCAAAGCCAACAACGAAGCATGTATTGACGATGCGCTTGACGATATAGACTACGGCGACAATCCCACTTTCGAGGGTTTGAAGCAGTCTGCCATCGGCGCATACGAGAAACGCTACAAGCGTTACTATGCCGACGGAGGTAAACCTTTCGGTGGAGACAGCACAGGAGGTAACGGTGGCACAAACGACATCGTTAAAAAGCGAATTGAGCAACTGAAGAAAGAGGCGCAGGAAAGTTCTGACTATGCCACCGAAATGGAAAAGACCTTCTCTTGATTTCGCAAGAGGTCTGTGAAGGTATCGTTTAACACAAACACGAACAAAAATGAGAACAGGAACAATCAACAACTACATTAAGTTCAGCAAGAACTTTGGTGGTGTCCGCAAGTGCTACGAGGGCAAGCCCACCATTGCTGTTGGCGGTTTTTCGTGCGAGACTGCACTGCTGCCTGTCAACGGGGCTGTGATGGCTGCTGGTACGCCCGTGTATGCCGACGAGCAGGCTCGTACCATCGTTCCTCTCTACACTTTCAAGGTGAAGTCGGTTGACTCGACCAACTCCAAGATTACCGTAGAGAAGTACGAAACGGGTAGTGTTGCCAAGGTTGGCATGAAACTTCTCGTCGTTGGTAACGACTTGACAGCCGCTGCTACCGACGTTGCCACAATCTCCGAAATCGACTCGTCTGCAAGTGACGTTGACGTTCTTACCGTTGACAAGGTTGCAGGTGCGATCGCAGGCGCAGTCCTCGCCGAGGCTGGTGCAGACAAAAAGATCAAGGTTATTCCTAACGGACTGACCTATTGTGACAACGTGCTCGATCCCGATGCCTATGCCATCGACATCGACTATGTGTGGAACTGCATGGAGAAACCCGTGCTTGAACGCCGTATGCCTCCTATCACAGCAAGTCTGAAGAAGGCTCTCCGTGACAACGAGTGTTACTTCCGTTTCTCTAACCGCAAGTAGAAAAGAAAGGAGATTAGATTATGAGAGACATGAATCTTTATGGTATCAGCGGTCTGCATCAGTATGTAGATGCTGAGAACTTTGGTCTGATCCTCGACAATGTGAACGCCAAGTACAATCGTGCATTGTGGCGGCAGTTTGCATCGTGGGGCAAGCCTACCAACGAACGCGAGTGGAAACAGGGTATCAAGAAGACACCTATTCTGGTACGTGCCAGCGTACTCGGTACGCATTCCGGCAAGCCCCAGCGTAGCACCCAGGGATGGGAGTTCTACGGTGGAACTCTGCCCCAGGTTGGTCATGGTTTCAACGTGACGAAGGACGACCTGATTGAACTTCGCCGTGTGTCGAAACTCAATGACGTAACCTTTGGCGAGTCACTTGTGGACTGCTTCATCCAGAACTCCAGCAACATGCTTGGTGGTGTTCACAACGAGCTCACCTACATGGTCATGCAGGCAATGTCAACTGGCGAGATTCACGATGTCGCCGTTGATGGTTATCGCTACGACTTCAAGTTCCAGATCCCTGACGAGAACTTTGTTTCTCCCGATACAGGTAAGGAGTGGTTCAATGCCAACGGAACTGCAAATGCGAATGCCGATGTGATTGAGGACTTCATCACGTTCCAGAACTACTATACTGACACGCTTTCACTTGGTGTTGACCACTGGAAGCTCTCGAAGACTCTGCTTGACAAGATTGTGCTCCATCCGAGTGTCGTCAACGCTTACAAGGCGAGCAAGAACTACTTCCATCCCGAAGATGTGAAAGTCGTTCGTACAGACGTTCTGAACTGGATGCACAACGACATGAAGGTATGGCCGTTCCAGGAGATTGACTTCAAGTCACGTCACGAGGAAGACGGAAAGCCCGTAGCAGACGCACCCGCTTTCGATATTCACAAGATGGCCGCTGCCAGCCGTGCTTATCGCCCCTTCGAAATGAAGTGCATGAACAGTATTCTGGTTGACCGTGTGAAGATGGGCGGTCTTGACCCATCGACTCGTTACTCTTTCGTTGAAGATCGTATTGCCGTCCGCAACAGTTGGCAGGAAGACCCAATTATGAACGTCGTGGATTGCGAGCTCTATGCAGGTCCCGTGTTCAACAACGTTCACGACTACGGTATTGCTACTGTTTGGAGTGAAGAGTAGAAATCTCTAAGAGACTTGAACCATGGCCGACAACGAACAGATTCAGATAGTCACAGCGGAGGAATACATACAGAGTATTTCCCCCAATGCAAACGTCAGTGAGAGTACCGTGAAAGGTATTCTCATTGACGCGGGCATTGATGCTGGAACACCTGCAACGGAATTGACCGAAAAGCAGAAAGACCTCGCTCTTGCTTATCTGCTTATCCGTATTGCCTTCAATCCTATCATGTCTCAAAAAGTGACGGACAGGGATGGTGATTGGGAACATTCAGAGGGTAGTGAGCAATGGTCACGTTCTCAGTTGCTGCAATTTCTGATTCTCGCCCGTGATTTGCTCGCAAAATGGGGAATTACTGATGCTCGCATAGAGTCACTTGCTCCAAAATGGGGCATGAAAGGCACAGGTTTTCATAAAATCCGCAGATACCCAAGATGAAGCTCAAAAACCCTCGTTTCCCGCACAGTTGCCGCATAATTCGCTATGCTGCAACCGAGCCGATGGAAGACCAAGCCAATGTGTTGGAATACGACCCGATGGCAGACGAACCTTTGGCAGATGATACAGGAGAAACCGATAACGCAGATGAAGAAGAAGGTGATACCGAGAAAACTAATTTGCCGGACGGTGTAACTGTTATCTATGAGGGAAAATGTAGAAGTGACAACCGGGACACTATATCGGACAATGGAGACGTGATTGCATCTTACAGGACGCTCGCATTGCCTTTGAAACAGGATGAGTGGACGGAAGAAACTATCCCGATGGAGGGTGACAAGATTGAGTTGCAGCGGTTTGGCTATAAGGAATACGGACTTGTCATTGACAAACGCCCCAGCAATTTAGGAACTCATATACTCTGGAAGTATGTCCGAAACTAACGCCACCATTGTTCGCAATGCTTTTGCGAAGTACAGGACGCAGATTTTCGACGAGGTTGAAAAGCGTTGCCGAAAGTTCTGTTCCGACCTGTGTCAGGAGGCGATTCGAGCGCGTAAGGATGCCGACGGAGCGCACAACTTCACTGGAAACCTTATCAACTCGATAGTAGTTTGCCTTTACAGAGACAAGGAGCCTATCAATGCGTACTATGCCGCACAGTATGTACCTAAAGCCATTCAGGTGAAGATGCGTGCGAGGAAACGCAAGAGTTATCGTTTCAATCCCGACTACGATGGTGACAAAAGCCATTACCTGCCAGAAGTCCAGACTAACGGCGGTTGGGGAGAGGACGATGCCCGAAACTTTTTCCAGCATTATGTGCCGCAAGGCAAGAACCTGTTTGACATCATTGTAGCCTATCCCGTTGAGTACGGCGAATGGGTTGAGATGAAAAGAAGTACGACTGGTATCATGCAGACCTACGCACATGCTGAGCAAGTTGGAGTAACATACTTGAAGTTAGTAAGGAAATAAACAGATATGGCAAAGAAACCACTCATTTACCTTGTTTACAACGACCTTGTAGCCGCCGTGAACGGTATCGGGAAGAAGACTTTCCTCGACCGTCCAAAGAACGGCACTGAGGAACTTGCAAACTTTGTTGTTGTTGACATACCAACGGAACTCCGTCGGCGTGTAAAGGGCGACTTCAACTTCACGGTGGATTGTTATGGTACTATTTCCGTATTCTGCAAGGCTAAGACAGACAGCACACCGAACATCACATTGCAAAGTGAGCTTACCCAGCAAGTCTTAGACGTTTTCCCGATTAACGGCAAGCACATCACGGCGAGCAATCCAAGTGTACTCATGCAGGGTGAAGACGGCTATGGCTATCAAGTAACACAGATAACTTTCAAGTTGAGGACAAAGCTCAATGCGAGAGAGACAGAATAAACAACACAAAACACTTTAACATATCACGATTATGGCAGTTACAAAGAAAATCACGATGCAGGGCGATGTCTTTGAGGGCATCAGTTCTGTCTTTGCGCTGGCTAACGGACTTCCCGACGGTCTTGACGTATCAGGTTCCGACCTTCAGGAGTTCCCTGTGTCCGACGATTCTGGTTTCAACTTCGACACAGGTCAGCCGAGTATCGAACACTTCAAGGTGAAGGGTCTGAACACCGATTGGGTGAACACCTTTACGCCTGGCGACGGTGAGATCACTCTGGAGATTCCCTGTAACAACACGGGCATTCTCACGCTTTGCGGTTTCAGCGGCACGGCGGCAAGTGTCACTCTTCCGAGCGGTCTGGCTGCTGGTGGCACGTCCGCAAGTGGTCAGTCGTACCCCGTCACGCAGAAGGCAGTCTATCTTGGTCTGCTCATTCTGAACGACACCGAGGACAAGCTTCTCTTCATCAAGAAGGCCAAGTTCATGGCTCAGATCATCTTCGACGGCTCGAACAAGCCTCTGTGCGTAGTCCTGACAGGTACTGTTGCCGCAGGTGCAGCCACCGACGCATTTGGTATCTGTGAGATTTCGACCAAACAAGGTGGGTAACACCTGGTGGCGAGGATAAAGAGATTGACCGATAAAAACTCATCAAGGGCAGTGGTAGTTGTTAATGCTGCCACTGCCTTTTTAATTACCAAACTTTTACAGGAAATAGTTTATGGAAGACCCAAGAGAAGAAAAGGTTGAACAACCTTCAGTCGATGCACAGCAAATCTATCTTTCTCTGATTGCCAATGACCCAGAAGAGGTAGAGATACTTCGCACGAATAAGAAATACAAGATACGCTGGCTTAAAAACGGTCAGTTGGAGAAACTTACGCGCCTATTGCTTCACAAGAAAAGTGTTGACGAGAATATGACAACAGGTAGTGAGGTCATGGATGCCATTCTTGAAGACACTAAACTTGCTTGCAAGGCAGCAGCGATTATCATACTCGATGGCTATTGGAAGTTGAAGTTCCGT